GGCTGCATTCCACTTCTCATCTAATTCACGTTGTTTATCCAACGGTTGTTTTGAATTAGATGCATATATTTTATTGTCTTCGCAATCCCTAATCAGTTTCTGACCAAGTTTTACGTAGTATTCTTCTGCATTCATATTGTACTCCAAGTTAAGAAGTCTATAGTAACAAAAGTGGTGGGGCAATGTCTACCCCTTTTTTAGATATTTTTTTGGATTTCGTTTAATTCGTTGATTTTCTTAGTGATAATCTCGACACGATTGGGCCAGTAGATGTAGTCTTTGTCAGAATCCTTGGCAAGATTCTCAAGGAGTGGTCTGATAAAGTTGTCTAATTTGTTGATGACTTCTGTTGCACTGGTGGTCTTTTCTACAATCTTAGTATCTACTGATGCAAGTTCATCAGCATCCATTGCAGTGAAACCAAAGTCGTTATATTCTATACTCATAATGTTATTTATTACATTCCGTTCTGTGGATATAGTGATTGTACCATTTTATCTACATCCTGTAAAGTGGATTTATCATCCTGAACTTCAAGATAGTTTGCATGTGCTTGAAGTGTCAAGTCAGTAATCTCTAAGTGTGGATAGATTGTAACCAATTTGTAAAGTAAAAATGCAACCTCTTGATGTTGTATAGATGGTAACTCATGGTTTAGTAAACCTAAGTTGACAGTGGTCATCTTATATTTTCTATTAGAATTATAAGTTAGATTATTTGCAAGATGATTCAATGCATTCTTTTGTGCAGAGTACATGTAACCTTTTGAGATGTTAGGTTGAGATGCACGTGATGATATGTTGATAATATACTTTGTACTATCATTGCACCACGCTCTGTGTACAATATCTAAAACCTTTACTTGGTCAAAGTCCTGATGTGCAAAGTTGATAAGAACATCAATATGGTTTTTATTCTCTTTGTCAAATATCCAACACTTAGTGTCATTGGATGTAATGTCTTCTATTCGTAGAGACTTGACTGTAAATGTTTTACCTGCATGTGGTGTTGCTTCGAACACATCTTTGATTGTCTTTGCTAGACCACTACTACCTGTTATTGCTATTCTCATAATACTCTCTCACTATATCAAATGACGGTTTGCCAAATAGTGAACCGTCAACACTACACTTGTTACAAGGCGAATGACTTCTATCGCCTTTCATTAATCTCTTACGAATCTTTGTCATAGGTTTAGAGAACCATACGTCATGTAAAGACATAGTCAATAGATTCCCTACGACATGTTCTCTTCCCCAATCGTTAGAACAGAACAATACGTCTCCGTTCCAATCAACAAACATTTTGTAGAATGGGTAGTGACATGGTTTACCTTTTAGATTCTCTACAGTGTCGTCTTCAACACCGACCCAGTCAACGACACCACTTCGATTGTTTAGTATCAGTCCGTGTTTCTCAAAGTCACCCCAATGCATTCTGTATCTGTATTGGTCTTCATGCACTCTTGCATCAGCCATCATAGTGTCGAAGTGTTCCATTTGGTGAATCCCATCATACAGATTAATGTAAAGTAAATCTAATCCACTCTTATACAATCCGTTAATGTAATCTATGTCTAACTTATCTCCGTTAGTGTTGCACTCTATTGTTGCAAAAGGTAGATTCATTCTAAACACTTTGACGATTTCTATAAAGTTGGGGTTAAGTAAGTTCTCACCAAACCCACTAAAGGATATCTTGCCTCTGAATTGATTCTCACCTAACTCTTCTGCAATTATCTCTGCACCTTTAAGTGTTAAGTGTAAGTTTCTATTAGGGAATACTTTAGGGTCGTGTCGTGGACAAAACACACATGTTCTATTACAAAGTTCTGTAGTGTTAATCTCTACAGTAAGAATAGAATCTAAAGGCGACTTACCTTGTACTTTATCCCAATGTTTCTTTTCTTGCTCTCTTCTATGTTCTAAGAAGTCGAACTGGTCGACAGCAGTTACAGGGATTCTATCTGACATGTTACGTGTCTCTCCCTATCTTCTGTATCATGTACATACTTGTACACTATGTCTGAACCAACGGTAAACGGTTCTGCATAATATTTTGGAACACAGAAGAATTGCTCATCTTCATATTCGTCTAGTATTTTTGTTAGAGGATTTTTATTTCGATTCCATAGAAACGGTCTGAGAAAAATATGGTCACCTAGTGGTTGCTCTAATACAGAGAACACTAGAGTGTCACCATCTTTATAAAGGCGTACTTTATCGATGTCATATTGACATCCTAGTTTTATGGTATAATCTTTTGGAAAGTTAAAACGAAGTAAATCCTCACAGACTTCCTGCTGGAACTCTGAATAAATTGGAGATACTTCGTTTGGTTTTAGTTCTCTTACAGTTGAGTTACTAGAAGTAACCACCGTCCCTCGAATTGTCGTTGTCATTGTCATCCTCATCGGTTTCACTCGCAGAGATAAAACCACTATCTTCTGTTAATTCTTTAATGTATGCTTCTGACTGTTCGACAAATGAGTCAATCATTTTTGCTTTAGTTTGAGTTAGGTCTACTTCAAAACCTAGTACATCTGCAGTCTCTTTTATTTTAGACTTGGTTAATGATTGTAATTCTGATTTATTTGGAATTACAATCTCATCATACTCTTCTTCACCTTCTTCTTCTTTTGCAGATTCAAGGTCTTTGTAGTCATCCACTAATCTTAGATTGGGTGCATTACCAGCAGTTATTGTTGGTGCAAAGTCAGGTTGAGTTTCAGTGTCTTCTTCTTGTACTTGGAATGCATCATCAATATCTACATCCTCTACGTCTTCGTCTTCTACGTCTTCGTCTTGAATGACCTCTTTATCAAATTCAGAAAGGTCTGCTAAGTCAGGAAGTGTATCAACATTCTCTTCCTTCCACTGTTCGACTGCTTGTTTGGTTTCGTCAATCTTCTCTTGTAGTTCTCCGTCTTCAGTGATTACGTCTTCTTGTGTGACTTCTGAGAAAGACTTCAAACTTTTTGATGCATTATCCCATTCTTCAGGTGTTACATCATCAAGTGATTTTGTTTCTTCTTCAACTGCAGGTCTTGTTGCACGTATCATGTCCCATGCTTTTGATTTGGGTTTAGGTGCAGGTGCAGGAGTTGGTTCAGGTTCTTGAACTTCTTGAGGTGTTAACTCAGGTGGAGTATAAGGTGTCCACTCAGGTGCCTGTCTTTTATCTTGACCATTGACTTGAGCAATCAGTTCTTCAACTCTCTTCTCAAGTTCTTTTCTTCGTAGACGTTCTTCGTTGAGTTTGTCTTTTTCCAACTGTACTCGTTTTGCAAACTCTTCTTGTTTCTCAAGTTCTTCTATTGCAAGAATCTCATTGAGTCTTTTCGTTGCAGTTTCTACTGCAAGATTGTACTCTCCTAATCCATTACCAATATCATCACGTACTAGAATCATTGCTTCTAGTTCATTGAGTTTTGCCCCACCATTCTTAAGGTGAGTTTCTAGTAATGCATTTACAACTTGTGCTGTCTGAGGTTTCAGACCAATACGAAAGTCTTGAATACGTTTTTGAATTCTTTCTTTTTCAGAAAGTTCAGGTGGAGTTTGACTAAACTCCGAAGGTTTGTTTATTTCATCTGCCATAATATATCCCAATAAAATCCATGGAGTCCTACTCGACTAGAAAGTTCTACACACTAGGAAATGTATATACATAACTTTCCCTTTTAACATATGTATAGTCTCTGAGGACAAAAGTATTTAGTTAAAAACTGTGTTCGGAAATGCCTTTTGTACGAACTTCTTATCGATGTTTTTGAATGGATTTACCTTGTCTTTGACTAGGTCAATCAACTCTGCTTCCTTTGAAGGAATACCTTCTAGGAGTTGAATCCACATTGATTCTCTTCGTACAGGTGGTACTTGTTCCGTTACAAAATATTTGAACTTCTTAAATTCAAATCGTAATGCAGTCTCAGTTAAGTCAGGGCCTGGTGCTGAGTTTTCACCGTATGGTGTTTTACCTTCAGGTAGTTGTGATACAATCTTATCATCAAACAACCATTGTAATACAGGTTTTACTGCACCGTTACGGTCACTGAATACTTGTAATCCAGTGATTGCATTTTCTTCTGACTCTGCAAGAACCAAGTCTGTTTGACATAGAATCTCGTAGACATCTGCATTGTTAGTTAGTCGAACTCTCTTTTCGATGAGTTCCATTTTAGGTTTGTTAGGAGCACCCTTAGGTCTCCCTCTACCTCGTTTTTTCTCTTCTGTCATAATTTAAAATCCTCTATATTATTTAGCAATTCATTCAGACGATGTGTTCTCAAGTAGTCAAATACTTTTCCACTTGGTACATCTACATTATCAAACTCACTTAGGATTTTGTCTTCCATGTCACTAGGAATGAAATCCAAATCAATAAGAGTTTGGTTTCGTAAGTAATTACGATAGTATTTATCGTCATTCTCAATGGAGATTCTCATATACTTATCAACCATTGGTTTACGAAGTGGAGTTTGCCTGATACCTTCATCCAAACAATTGTCATTGGATAGGATGTTTGGTATACCGTCTGACTTATCACCTCTAAGGATATGTTCTTTTAGGAATGCATTAGGGTCATCACACTGAATCATTTTGTTCAGGTTAGGTGAGAACTGTTGTACACCCCTGTATTTGTGTAACTGTTGAAAGTCTTTATCACCACTCACAATAAGAATGTCTTCCTTATCACTGTAGTGTTTAGTGATGACTGCAATGATGTCATCTGCTTCTGCTTGTTCTACGTACATATACTTGTACGGAAAGTTGTCTCTGATTTCTTCTTTGACTGTTTGGAGTGTAT